GCCGAGGAATCCCACCAGGACGAGATCGAGCGCATCAACAAGCGGGTGAAAGACCCGGTTGAAGCCGCCGCCCTGAAAAAGGAAGCCGACAAGGCCTATAACCACGCGGCGCGCCGGGCGCATCTGTCGATGAAGGCCCGGATGACCAAGCTCAGGATCATGTTCGAGTCCTCGCGCGTTCCGCCGCCCTATTTCCCGCTGTCGCGCTTTGGCCGGTATTTCGTGTCCGTCCGTGACGACATGGGCGAGCTGATCTCCTTCTCCAAGCGCGAAAGCCACCGGGAGGCCAAGGCGCTCGCCGATGAAATGCGTCAGCAGTTCCCGACTGCCGACATCGACATGGGCGTGATGGGCGAGAAGATGCGCGCGCGCGACCAGATGGACCCGCGCCTGTTGTCCGAGATCGAGGGCATCCTTGGCGAGTCCGCGCTCTCGAGCCCGGAAATGATGGAGGTGATGGATCAGATCTGGCAGCGCTATCTCGACACCATGCCGGATCTGTCTGTCCGCAAACGCTTCATTCACCGGTCCGGTATTGCCGGTTTCGATCGCGATGCACTCCGGGCCTATTCCACGCACATGTTCCACGCAGCGCACCAGATGGCGCGGCTCAAATACGGCATGGAACTGACGGAGCTGACCCGCGATGTCGGCAACCAGGCGCGCCGGGCCGACAAGCCGGTCCCGGCGATGAACCTCGCCAACGAGCTCAAGAAGCGGCACGAATGGGTGATGAACCCGACCGGCTCGACGGCGGCGCAGAGCGTCACCTCGACGGCCTTCGTCTGGTATCTAGGCACGACGCCGGCGGCGGCGATGGTCAACCTCACGCAAACCGTGATGATGGGCATTCCTGTGCTGGGAGGCCGGTTCGGCATCGGCAAGGCAGCCGCCGCGATCGCCAAGGCCAGCGCCGATTCGGTGCGTGGCTATGGTCTGCCATCGAAGAACCCGAACCTGACCGATGACGAAAAGAAGGCGATGGAGATCTTCTACCGGTCCGGCTTGGTCGATCGGACGCAGAGCCACGATCTCGCGGGCGTGGGCGACACAGGGGTGCGCTATTCGCCGGTGCGCCAGCGCATGATGGGCGTTGTCGCGTGGGCCTTCCACAACGCAGAACGCTGGAACAGGGAAGTCACGGCGCTGGCTGCCTACCGCCTGGCGCGCGATGCATCCACCAAGGACGAGTTCACCACGCAGAACATGGCGATTGATGCAGCCCATGACCTGACATGGAAGACGCATTTCGATTACTCGAACTCATCCCGGCCGCGGTTCATGCAGAACGACGCGATGAAGGTGGCGATGGTCTTCCGGGCCCACAACATCAACATGCTCTACAGGATGGGCCGCGATATCCATCAGTCGCTCAAGGGTGAAACCAAACAGGCGCGGCGCGAGGCCCGGCTGCAGTTGGCCGGCATCTTCGGCATGCAGGCGCTGATGGCCGGGGTGACCGGCATTGCCGGCTTCAACCTCGCTATGGCCGTCCTTGGCATGTTCCTGCAGGATGACGATGATCCGTTCGATTACGAAATGCGCTTCCGACAGGGTGTCACCGAGGCGCTGGGCCCGGAACTCGGCGGCATCGTGCTCAACGGCGCGCCAGGCCATTACACCGGCCTTTCTCTGACCAACCGCATCGGCATGCCGGATCTCTGGTTCCGCTCGCCAAACCGGGATCTGGAAGGCCGCGACGAGTTCAATTACTGGGTGCTGAACGCTGCTGGCGCTTCGGTGTCCATGCTTGGCGATCTGTACCGCGGCGTGACGCTGGTTCGCGATGGCGAGACAGTGAAGGGCGTCGAGGCGATGGCGCCCAAGTTCGTCAAGGATCAGATCCGCGCCTATCGCTATGCGACCGAGGGCGTGACCGACTTTGGCGGCAACGAGGTGTTGTCCGTTGATCAGATGGACGCGATGGACATTGTTTCGCAATCGATCGGGTTTTCGCCGGCGAAGGTCAGCGAGCGCTGGGACCGCAACACGGCGCTCAAGAACGCCGACAGCAGGATCCAGAAGAAGCGCAGCCGCTTGCTGGCCGATTATGCCCTGGCGCACAAGATGGGTGATGATGCGATGCAGCAGGAGGTTCTGGGCCGGATCAAGCGGTTCAACGAGTACCCGCTGCATCGTGGCAAGGCGATCACACCGAAGACGATCCGCCAGTCGCTCAAACAGCGGCAGCGGCTATCGGCAAAGCGCCAGGATGGTGTTCTGATCCAGAACGAGCGGGTGGCGCGGGATCTGCGCAAGCAGTTGCCGGAACCGATTTACTAGGTGGCCGCTGATCAGTCCTTCTCAGGGTCTGCGATGTCCTTGACATTTTGCACAAGCCGCCCGGCGGCATCGCCGGTGTAGGTGCCGCCTTTCTTATCGGTGGTAACTCCGCCCATTGTCAGCATGTCGGCAGCGACAGCCACCGGTACATCGACAACTGCAGACGCGGCCTTGATGGTGGATTTCAGAATTCCGAACATCGGTTTCTCCTATGGTTTGCGCTTCATACTGCGGCGCGCTCCGCAAATGTCGCAGGTTTCGCCATCACAAAGATGGCACTCGCCGCAGGGCTCTTTGCCCCGCCCGATCCTATCCATGATTGGGTCAGTCAGGTTAAACACAATGGAGGACGGGACCGCACCACGGCTTGCCTCAGCCCGGATTTTGTCCATCTGTGATTTGAGCCATTCGGTATCCATTCTCTATCGCTCTCCGGGGCTATGTGGATTGGTCGGACATGATAGCCGCAAGGATCGCTTTTGCTTCCTCCCGGTCCTTGACCTCAATTGTCAGCGCGAGGCCTTCGTAGTCCTCTTCATTGTCGAATGTATTTCCTCCGTGGCGGCAGATGACGAACTGTCGGTTCTTCATATCGATTGGAAGTGTCAGGGGCATGGTGCTCTCCGGTCTAGTCAAGCTCGAGTTCGACGCGAAACCCCGCCGCATTGCTGTGCCCGCCGCCGCCATGCTGCTTTGCCACGGTGCTGACATCGAGCCTGTCATCGCTGCTGCGCAATGAAAAGCTGATGCCGCCATGGGCATAGACCGCCGCGACCGCGAAGGGCGCATCCGGGTACTTCTCCAGCAGCGCATGGCAGGAGTCCGAGGCGAGCGCATAGGGGCAGTGGCAGACCGGAACATCCTCGTGGCCGAAGAAGAATTCCCGGCGCGCGCCGTCGACGATCTGGTCGACCAGTGTGCGTTGCCAACGCAAGATTGCTGCCCCGGTCATTATCGAATCGTTGAGATTGGTTTGCAGATATTTTGCACCCGCATCCCATTCGTGGAACTCGCGATTCCATGATTGCATGTCAGCGATGACTTCGCGTGTGTATGGTAACCGAAACCGCCACAAGTCCCGATCCTCAACTATTTCAATGATAGCTGGCTTCGGGTTGTCATTGTGGCCGCGGCAGAAATCCCACGCCATCGAAGCCCCAGACCGGTCCATGTCAAACTCGACCAGGATGCGGTCGCGCCAGCTGCCGTCGCCTGTAACGACCTGACTGGCAAATTCCTCGGGGATCAGATCCCACTGCGGGCGGCTTATTCTCGGCAGCCCCTCCAGCATGTCGCGCGCGGTCTTGTGGTGGTCAAGGATCAGAATTGCCTCAGCCTTTTCAGCGATCGGCGCTAGAACATCGGGCGGGAACGAGAAATCCGCGATGATGATCGCCTTTCCCTCGACATCGATGTCGGGGAAGGGCTGGCCATACTGGCAGGGGTAGCATTTGATACCGAGATAGCGCTGCTGGATGACCCATGCGGCGGTGAACCCGTCGATGCAGTCGGCGTGATAGATGCAGATGTCGAATTTGAAGGACATATCAACCTCGTTGGCGGGGGAGGCGGGCGGCTTGTCGAACGGCGGAAAAACCGCCCGCCTTGGGGAAGACTACGCAATACATGTCTCGGGTTGACCCGATCTGAATAGGATAATTGATTGCAAATTGCAAATCAATCACCTGCCCTTGAGAAGGTTTTGCACAGGTGATATGACATTTGCGTAGCTGGGTAGTGAAGTTACCGGCTGTTCCTCCCATTTGGCGGGTCTTCGGACCCGCCTTTTTTATATTTCAAGGTGCAATCAATCCGGCTTTTGCCGCGCGCTGGTTTCTGCTATGAAGGTTGCCGACGCGCATGACCGTGCAACCATCAGGGGCCGGATCGCGTCTGCGGCCCAGGAGTAGGCCGATGCTCACGAACTCCCAAGCCCGATTTGAAGCCGTTCACCCGCTCACCGCCCAGTTCGAGGGCGGATGGTCCGACCACGCGCAGGACCCCGGTGGCAAGACCATGTATGGCGTCACCCAGGGGAAGTACCACGAATGGCTCCGCAAGAACGGGCGGAAGGTCAGACCGGTCCGGAACATCACCAAAGCCGAAGCACTCGAAATCTACAAAAACGAATACTGGGATCCGCTGGTGGAGCGCTACAACCTCGTGCCCGGTGTCGATCGCGTCACCTATGACGCCGGGGTGAACTCGGGCATTGGCCGCGGTCGCAAGTGGCTCCTGGCCAGCGTTGGTTCGAGTGACCCGTCTGTGACCGTCCGGCGTATCTGCAGGGCGCGCCTGTCCTTCATGCAGAGCCTGCGGATCTGGAAGACGTTTGGCCGTGGCTGGGGGCGACGTGTTGCGGCCATGGAAGCCAAGGGCGTGGCCGAGGCAATCGCCTATCACAAGGCTTCGGACCCGAACAAGGATGCGGTCAAGGCCAAGACGCTGGAGGTGGCCGCTGTCGAAGCCAACGATGCGGTCAAGCAGAAGAAGGCGGCAGAAGGCAAGGCGGCCGGCGCAGGCGCTGGCGCTGGTTCCGGTGTCGGTGCGGATCAACTCGATCCGACGCTGTTCGGTGACTGGGCCCCATATGTGCTGGGCGCCATCATCATCCTCGCCGGGATCATCATCGTTGGCACACTGGCCCAGTCCCGTGCGCAGAAGGCCCGCGAGGAAGCATATCTCAAACTCAAGAGCGAGGTGCTGTCATGAGCGCGCTCTTGATTCTTGCTCCCATCCTTGCCGAGATCGGCGCGCCATTGCTCAAGGGCATGGTTGAACGGAGATTCGGTCAGACGGCCGGCGATGTCACCAATGCGGTGGTTGAAACGATCGCCGGCAAGCTGGGTGTAGACGCCACACCGGAAGCCATCTCCGAAAAATACACCTCCGATCCCGAAGCCACGCGCGCAGCCGTGCTGGACACCGAAAAGGAATGGGCAGAGGTGGCGCGCGGTGCGATGGAGCTTCATGGCCAATATCTGTCTGGCATCGATGCAGATGCCGCAAAAGGCGGCATGAACGCCCTCTGGCGCCCCGTCAACGGTCTCCTATTTGCAGTTGGGCTGTTCGCAGTGCTGCTGACGGCCTGCTTCGCCATTCTGGCCCGGATCCCGATCGACGCCAGCCAGTTGCCGCTGGTTACTCTGGTCGGCACGGTGGTCGGCCCATGGGCCGGGGTGATTGGCTACTATGTCGGCCAGCGCACCAAGGAAAAGATCAACTAGTGCCGCGCGTCTGCAAAGGGGCCGCTCCCGAGCCAGATGGCTACTGGAACGAAATCGAGAAGGTGGGAGCGCAATGACGTTCGCTGGTTTCAATCTGATCAAGTATGTCGAGGCCATCCTCTCGCTTTATGCGACCTCGGTCGGGGTCATGTTTCTCACATCGCCGGGCGCGCTGACCGCTCCCGTCTACGATCAATGGCACGAAATCGGCATCGCGGCGTGGGGGTGGATGTTGCTTCTTGTCGGCGTCGGTCACGCTTCAGCGCTGTGGCTCAATGGTCGCAATTCGGCGGTTTCGCGAACGGTGAGGGCGATGGCGAGCCTGGCTCACTTCTATGTGTCTATCGAGTTCGCCATGATGTTCACCATGGGCGGGGCCATCTGGGGGACGCTGACCTTCGGGCTGCTGTTGCCGGGACTTATCCTCCCCGTGATGTCCCGCACGATCGATGACGCCAAGGAGGCTCTGCAACATGACCGCTGAAACGATTAAGAGCCTGGTTGATGCCTTCGGCCCGCTGGTCGCCGTCCTGATCGCGCTGTTCTGGTTCCTGCGCAAGCCCGATACCGTCAAGCCGGACCCCCGCTCGTCAAGCAGCGCGCAGTTTCACAGCGATGACAAGGAATTCCTGCGGACCGAAATCCGCGATCCGATCTTGCGCGCGGTCATCCGTCCGCTCGGCGATTCCGATTGAGTCTTTCAGAGCTTCATTGTTTGAAAGGATTTTTCAGGTTCCAAAGATCCTGCAGAAAAACAAAGGGGCGCATTAGCCCGGCATCAACCACCCAGGCCGGCACGATGTTCTCAAGTTCATAGACCTCGATCCCGTCCTGGCGCATGGCGTCAATTTGTTCCTGCGAGGCATGCCAGTTCACCCCCCACGTTGACCTGTTGCCGCGTATCTCGACGCTCACCAGCTTCGTCATGCATCCACCCGCACTTTTGCGGCCTCCCGCTCCGACTTGGTGCCCTCTCCGACCGAGCGCGCCATGTGATAGGGGCAGTAGGGTTTGCCGGGGCCCGCGGTTGATGTCCCGCAGAACAGGTGACGTTCATGGACGGAGGCATCGTTGACCGGCCACCGGCACTGGCCCTTGTCGAGATCAGCAAGCGGCAACCGCTCCGGCGATGGCTCGGGGATCTCCACTTCGACCGGTTCTGCGATCTTCACCTTGGCATGATAGCTTGCCGGCGCACGGACCGATGGCGCCCGAGGCTTGCGGGCCTGTTCACGCCTGGCGCCGGTCGTTCTGTTGCCACCGCTGAGCGCCCTGCGCAGCGGGTAATCGGCCAGCTGATCGGCGTTCCGCGTGTAGACGCCGATGATCGCATTGCGGCTGACCGTCTCGCCGATCTCGTTGCCGACGCGCTCGGCGATCTGCAGCGCCGAACTGCCGAATTCCCAGTGGTTCTTGATCTTCCGGATCTTGCGATCGGTGTCGAGTTTGGTCCATTGACCCTTATCCAGCCGCATTGTCTTTCCCCTTTCCGAATTTCGCATTGAGTTTTCTGTTGAACTCGTAATAGACCCCCAGGCGCACCGCCACGTCGCGGACGCCGGCGCGATGGCCCGCGCGGCGCTCTGCGGTCGCCAGCCCCGGGTGATCGGCGTTGTGATAGGCGGCGATGAGATGATCAACGACACCGACGCCAGGGATCGCTGCTTCCAGCGCCTTGATGCGCCGCTCGTGGTTGTCGTGAAGGGGTTCAGTCTTCGGCATTCTTCTCTCTCCTTGGCGGGTATTCGCGAATGTCGATCACCTCGATCGACCCATCTGCATGCACCTGCACCTCACATTCGGTGCATCTTTCGTCTGTTCCTACGTCGACGCCGATGTAGCGGCCGTCTCCCAGCGCCCATAGGCTCATACCATCGGCTTTGGCGCATGGGCCCGGTGTGGTCACTTCGCGCCTCCCAGGTAATGCCGGGCGAGTGCCTTGATCCGGCTGTCATCGCTCTCAACGGTTTCGCTGCCGGTGAAGGGATCGGTGATCCCGCGCGCCTGGCCCGCCTTCAGGCCAAGCATTTCCACCATCGGCGGATCGCTACCCTCGTTGGTCAGGCAATAGATCGCATCCACCTGCTGGCGCTGGCCGGGCCGGCGAAGCCGCCCGATGATCTGTTTGTGGATTTGCGGTGACCAGTCGATCTCGCCGAGCACAACGCGCCGGCAGACCTTTTGCAGACCATCCAGACCAGCGCCCGAGCGCAGCGAGAGGATAAGGATGCGGCTGTCACCGGCGAGGAATGTCTCGCGCGCCCGGCGCTTCGTCGCGCTGGTTTCGGTGCCCGTGTACATCAGCGGGTTGAGATCGCCGAGAAGCCGCAGCCAGATGTCATAGACGTCACGATGGTAGCCGGCTAGAATCAGCGGCTCGTCTGCCGCCAGGATGCGGGCAAACGCCGCCACGGACGCGGCCTTGGCCACGCCGGTGGCATGGCGCGCCATCATGTCGAGTTCGCGGGCTGCCTGTCCACGCTCGTTGAAGGACTTGCTGTGCAGCACCTTCATCGCCAGCGATCGGGCTTCCTCGATCGAGGATTCGGCCAGCGCGTGGTCATAATCGACCCAGTGCGTCAGGGTGTTGACCGGTGGCAGTTCCTTGTCGACGTCCGATTCCGTGCGGCGCAGGAACACGCCGGTATCGCGAAGATGAGCGCCCAGCGCATCGGGCTCGCGCACCAGGTATTTGCCGTTGCCCTTCGCGATACACCATTCGAGGTAAAACTCGAGGCGGCTGCCCAGCAGCCCCGGCTCGACCACATGGAGAATGTCATAGATCTCGCCGCCGTAATTGTAGATCGGTGTCGCAGAAAGCCCGAGGACGGATTCGGCATGAGAGGCAAATGTTTCGGCTGCCCGGTACTTGGCCGACACCGCGCCGGTGCGCAGCTGCTGGATCTCGTCAAAGACCACGGTCTTGAACTTGATTTCCGCCGCGACATCGACCCACCCGGCGATGTTGGAATACTTGAACACATAGAGATCCGCGTCGGGCAGATCGTAGGGCGTGGTGCCCTTGATGATGTGGGTCCGGAAATTGGTGAACTCCGCCGCTGCGTCATCGGCCCACTGTTCGGCCAGGTGCGCCTCGACGATGACCGCTGCCGGCACCTTGCCGGTGCGCGCGATCAGCGCGAAGGCGGAAACAGTCTTTCCAAGTCCCACATCGTCGCCCAGCAGCAGCCCGCGCCGCATCGATCCCAGTTCCGCCGCCTGCGCCTGATAGCGGTAGGGCTTCATCCCGCCCTTGAAGGCTGGCAGTGCGCCCGGCGTCCAGTCGGTGCGCAAAACCGCCGCGGCCAGTTCCTTCTGCTTCTCGCCATCGCGGTGGCCAGCTTTCAGCCGGGCCAGCGATGGTTTCTCGATGCGAAGCGGGTAGCGCGCCATGAACCAAAGCACGTCGCTGCAGTTGGCCGATGTCTCCGCTATGGTGAAATCTCGCGCCCGGCCCGCTGGCAGCCGCGGGAACAGCCGCTTGGCGGCGATCGACACATGCGGTTCGAGATCCATCAGCATGATCTCGCCGCCCGCGACCGCGCAGCGGCCATAGGTTCGCACATGTGCATTCATAGCCAGGCCTCGCCGAGCGACAGGGAATGGACCGGCTTGCCATTGATCGTTTCCGGCAAACCGGTGGAAACATTGGAAACAAGGAGCAGCCCGGCGATAGCCGGCGATTCCGCGTAGCGCTGCAGCTGGCGCAGGATCCCGCGCTTGGTTCCCTTGATCTTCACCTCGACGCCAATGCGGCCGATCAGGAAATCAACCCGGTCGCGGGGGGCGAGCCGGTGTTCACGGCTGAAAGGAATGCCTGCTGCCATCAGCACCGCTCTGATCTCTTCCTGCAGTGTGCTTTCAATGGAGAAGACGAAGCGATGGCCGCGCAGTGTTTCCGTGATCAGTTCGATCGCTCGAGGCACGGCAAGCTTGAATGACTGGCTCTTGGTGGCGTCGCTGAACAGGTTGTCATTTGCCCCGTCGAGGTTCCCAAGTCCGACTTCCTCACAAACAGAGGAATGCGACACCGATTGGTAGGGGCTTTCGAACCAGTAGCTGGGACCGGTCATGACATCGTAGGACTTGTGCAGAGTGTCACCCTGCAGCAGGCGGGTGTGCAGGCTCATTTCCGGTGTCTCTCAAACCATGGAACCAGCACTGTTGGCTGGATCAATTCAAAAGGTATGAAGAAAACCGTGTGGAACCGGGCATTGAAATCATTGAGGAATACGTCTGCCTTCCAAGCTGAATACGAGGGTTCGATTCCCTCTACCCGCTCCACTTCAAGCGGTTGAATGTATTCAATTTTCGTGCTGTTCAACAATTTAGCCAGTTCCACGGTTCCACACGGTTCCACGCGATTTACGATTCGCGCATCTTGCGCCGGGCATCTGCGACCAGGCGCGACACTTTCACGCCATCATCACGGACATAGCCAAGCGTCGTTCGAGGGTTCGAGTGACCGGCAAATTTGCCGGCGATCGAGATCCCCAATGCTTCCTCGACTTCGGTCACGGCTCCTGCGCGCGTGTCCATCGACCACACGTCATCGGGCACCCCGACTTCCTTCGCGATGGTTCTCCACAGTTTCGTGTATTCGCGATTCCAGTAGGGCAGGCCAGTGTTCTCGTTGACGATCAGCGGCCCGAACTTCGGAAGCGCCATCTGCGCCAGCACGGCCTGAACCATCGGGTAGCCGGACAGGTCATGCGCTGGTGCCGCCTTGTTGCCCGAGATGTTGCTGGGCCGGAAAACCCCGTCCTGGTCGATATCGGCCACGGTCGGCCCTATCCAACGACTGCCGCCGCGGATCACGCCGCCGCTGCCGTCAGCGCCGGGCTGCCATTCGCCGATGATGTGGATCCGCCGCAAGCCGCTGTCCCATTGCAGGGCCTGGGTGAGCGCCAGCGAATAGGCGCCACGCCGAATCGCCTCGGCGACGATCGCCTGCGCCCATTCATAGGTCAGGGCGACCTTGCGAGGCTTCGGCGCCGCGAACTTCATCACGGCTAGGATTTCGCGGGCCTCCTGGCAGCCTGGCAGCTTCTCCGCCACTCCGTAGCTCAGGATGGCCCGGACCTTCCTGATCGCGCCGTGTGCCGTCCGCTGGCCGCGTTTGAGCCAGTTTTCGTACCAACGCTTGAAGTCGCTGCCGCGCAGCGCCCCAACCGCCCGCTCACCGACATGGGCCTCGATCATCCTGAGCGATGGTTCATAGTCGCGCTGGCGGGACGTGTGCTTGAGCCCCTGATAGGGCGATGACGGATCGCGCCGATAACAGCTAATCAGCGAGGCGATGGTGCCATCGAATTCGATTCGCGGGTCAAACTCGCTGCTGACGGGTATGGTGAGCAGTTCGTCGAACAACTCCTGTGTCCATGCGGTGCAGAGCGCGTTGACGGTTTCCATCGGCACATCGGAGGGAATCGCCCTCGATGCGATGTCGGAGATATCGATCGGCGCACCTTTGATGGCCCGGGCCGGGATCCAGTAGCGAAGCTCTATTCCTTCCGCGCCGGCCTTGGTCTTGTAGCCAGGTCGGTCTGATTTTACGATTTTCATGTGAAGTTCTCCTTGCCATCGGCGGCTTTGCCGACCATGGAAGGATTGTTCAGGCCCGCGCGTATGTCAAAGTAGGTATCGACGGCCCGGCGATCGGTCTTGTTGATGATGCCATCCTTGCGGGGAAAGCGGGGATCTGCGCGCAGCTTCTTGAGCGCAGCGGCCGATATGCCAAAGAACTGCTGCAACTCGGTGTCGGTCATCATTCGCGGCGCAGCCGGCGCTTCAAAATGCTTCACTCTCCCAACTCCTTGCGGGCCTCGTCAAATGCGGCGTTGAGTTCCGACATCAGCGCTTCGGAGCCACTCGGCTTGTCCGGGTGGCGCTGCGAGGCAAGCTTGCGGAATGTCGCGCGCACCATGTCGATGGTCACTTTCTGCCCGGAGCCATACCCCATCACCTCGCGCCAGAGCCTCTTTCGGGTCCCCTCGGGCGATGGCAGGGCGACAAACCCGCGCAGCGTGGCCCGGACCAGCGCCAGGGTGCCATGGCGCAGTTCAGTGCGCCGGGCTTCCACCACGTGATGGATGGCCTGCAGGTTGGCCTCGACGGTGGAGTAGCGATCGACGGGAATGCAGCGCTGCTCGCCGTCCCAGAGGAACCAGACCGCGACCGCGGAATCCCTCGGCCGGCGATCGGTCAGGCTGTAGTTCGAGGATATCACCAGATCGCTCACGGCCTTGCCGCTGTCGCGGCCAAACATGCGCAGCGAGTCCTCGACGTTCTGCAGCGCCTGGACGAGGCTGGTCTTGAACCGGCCCGGCTCGGTGGATTTCGATCGGGCGATGTGGTCGGGCCAGCAAACGGGAAACTGCGGGATGCTCATCATTCACCCTCACACAAGAGCGCGACCGGATACTGCTGGTGCAGGGCGCAGGACGCGCAGAGCAGCCGCCGTTTTTTCGGGCCGATGCGCTGGGCAACGGTGTTGTCGGGCGAAAGCGCGCGGGCGATGGCCGGATTGCCGCCCATCATCATTTCCATCCCGTGCATGCGGTTGATGTTCTTAGCGTCGACCACGCACTGGCGGATCTCCACCTCGTAGAAATGGACATCACCGCCGTGCATCACGCCCTTGTCGCAGAGGAAACAGGCCATCAGTTCGGTGACGTCGAGCGGCGGGGTCTGGATTTCCGGCTGATCAGTCATGTTTCTCGATCCTCCACACTGTTTCCTGAAACCGGAACGTGACCGGCTTGCCGGTCAGGTTGACAAGCGAGTTTGCAGCGCTTGCTATATCCCCGAGGGACGAACCGGGCGTGATCTTCAGCACATACGTGCCGTCCAGTGTTCCCACCCGGGACACGCAGGCCGCGACGTTGATTGCGTTGTGGATCTGCTCGCGCGCGCCCAGAAGGCTGTTGTATTCGATGCTCGAAAGGAGATGCTCCTCCAAGGCCTTAGAGGCCATCCAGTTGATGCCCGGGTCATTCTCGTCGATGCGGTGCATCATGCGGCTGTCTCCTTTCGGGTGTCGATGTTGGTCAGCTTGACGGTGAACTCCAGCACGATCACCCAAGGATTGTTGCGCCACGCATAGGAGCGGTCGCTGACCTGTTTGTCCCACCAGACGCGGTAGGCCTGCGTTGGACGGCGGAACGGCTTGTGAGCGCTGGCATCGCTGGCGAGGTAGACAAAGGCGCGGTCGGGCTCGGCGATCCATGCTTCGGGCTTCTCGAGCCTCTCGCGAAGATCGCCGATCTGCCGCCTGCGGATGCCTTCGAGCAACGCCTCTAGGTCGGTCAAATCGCGCAGCCGCTCCACCCGGATCTTTGTGATGGTCAGGGTGATCCGGCTGGCAAAGCGTGGCATGTCCTCTGCGGCGCGCAGGATCCCCGGCGGCGAGCTTGGTTTACTCAGTCCCCTGGTTATCCACGCGTCCTTGTCGTTGAAGGTCCAATCCGCCTCATAACGGACCGGGCACCAGCGGCGGCGCTGGCTCTTGTCCCCGTCCTGCATGCCGATCTCGGCAGATGAAACCTCATCGAGGCATTCGGGTGCGCGCCATGGCTCCTGCACCCACAGGCGCTGGCCGAGCCGGTAGGGCATGTTGAGCGGCTTGTAGAAATCGCGGGTGGCGTTGGTATAGAGCCATTCGCCCTTGCCGTTGATGCATGGCGTCAGCTCCTGACTGGGCATCCCGTCAAAGGCCACGCGGCAGCGGGTCTTGCGCAGTTCAAGCAACCCCGGGACCATGCTGGCGTCGATGGCGATGCTCTTGTCCGGAACAATCATAGCAGCACCGTCATCGCGGCGATGGTGCCAAAGGCCAGGACGATGGCAATCAGCGCCACGGCCCCCGGCATGTATGCTCTAACCATGTGCCTTCCTCCGGGCCCGGCCGATGAAGAGGGCCACTCCGTCTGCCGAAAGGCGCGCTGGTTCGGCTTCAGGAAGCGTGACGACAAGGCCCGCGTGTTCCATGCGTTCGCGAAAATGCGCCGCCTTTCTGACGGGCATCGTTCCTTCGCAATAGGAATCCCACTCACGAAGCAGTTCATCCTTAAACGGAAGCAAACTTGTCTGCTTCATTGCCCCAGACCTCCCATCCTTCGCGCTGCTGGCGGCCGAAAAGTTCGAGCCGTTTGACGTCGCCGGCGTAGCGCTCGGCGCGTGTGTAGAAACCTTCGGGCTTGCGGGAGTGTTCGCGGCGGGGTTCGACGATCAGCTGATGATTTGCGCGATCGTGGCGCACCGGGCGTCCGCGTCGGCCAAGAACCACGAACTCGGCGTTCTGCCGCGTGGTCTTGCCAAGCCCCATGAAGAAATCCGCTTCCGACACGGCCTGGAAGAACCTGCCCTGCAGAGCCTTCTTGTTCTGCTTGAGCCAGACATAGGCGATGCCAGATGGCCGGAAGTCCCAGCTTTCCATGATCGGCACATGCGCCCCGATCGCCAGCAGCGGCCCGGTGATCCAGAGCATCAGATGCACATTCGGCCCGCCAGTTTCCGCCACCGGCAGTGAGGCGATCCAGTCGAGCGACTGTGTTTGATAGTGCCGATCCGGCGCGCGTGTGTCGGTTGGAACCTTGCTCTTCGACCACGATGCAAAGGGCCACGGCGGATCGGCTGCTATCAGCCCGAAATCGTCTTGCGGGATGGGATTGGTCATCTGCGAACAGTCTGCCCATTGATCTTCCGTTTCCATTTGGAGGTCTTGCCGCACCGCATCGGCTTCCTGGCCTTGTGTTCACCACGGTGCTTGCGCCCGATCTTGTCGCAGCGGGCAATGATCGGGTTTTCGCGTTTGGTGTGGTCTGAGTGGCAGGGATCGGGGTGCGCGATCCCCTTGTTCGACATCTTGTCGTTGCCGCGAAACGCCACGGCCTCGTCGTGGACAACCTGGAAATTTTTCCGGTCGACGGGCTCGCCGCAATAGAAGCAAAGGCCATGGCGAGCGTCATAGAGGAACATGCGGAACTTCCGGGACAGCTTGCGCCGCCCCTGCATCCCGGCGTCAGGCGGGATTTCTCGGTCTTTCCTCAATGGCTCGTAGCGGATCATTGCGGCTCCTAAATGCTTTCAAAATGAATACAATAGGCAGCGAATGATTGCAATCTGCAAATTTCAGGATTGTTATGCTCTGAGGATATGCTAATTTTCAGACGTATTTTTTAGTCGTAATCCAAGCATTCGGCCAATTGATGTGCCAGCTTGAACCAGTCGGGTTTTCATGTGGGGGGGTGGGGTTTTGGCGAACGGCGAGGATAAGGTGCGGATTTTACGGCGCCACGCCCTGGAGATCGCGGCGCAACTTCCGGAGGATATCCAGGACGCGCTGACTGTTCTTGCCATTGCGCGAAGCGCCGTCGAGCACGTCGAATCGATCGCCGCGGCGAACGACGAAAATCAAGGCTCCAGGGGTGTCAGGCTAAAGGTTTGATGCCGGCTTCCTGCCAAGCTTGATTTCGCGCGGCTCATCCTTGCCTCTGACAAGGTTGGGCAATTCGATCCGCATCTGATGATCGAGGCCGCGAAGATCTCCGTGAAAGATCCAGTCCAGGGTCACGCCCCAGCGCCGACGAAGCTGATTGGCGGCGTTCAGCGATATCCGCCGCCGCCCAGTCTCGTAATGGTTGAGATCGGTTTGCGATATCCCGGACTCGCGGGCAAATTCGCGCTGGTTGTCGAACCCGCACCAGAGGCGCAGAGCTTCGACGCGCGCGGATATTGCTTCGATGGAAGAATCAGGATCGCTCATGTTGGCATATTGCAATTCATGGTAAACAATTCGACTTTCAATTTGCATCTTGTTTAATGCTTTCAAATTGAATATTTATCGAGCATGACCGAAGCCTCCGTTCCAGTGAAAGTCGACACGATTCGCGATCTCTCCGTCGCGTTGGGGCAGCCTGCCGTGCTGGCAGACGTGCTGCAGCACCCCAATCGAACCGTCAATTCGTGGATCAATCGCGGTTACATTCCCGGCAAATACTACCTGCGGCACACCAGAATCCTCGCTGGCCTCAAGATCGAGGCGCACCCGTCGATCTGGGAACAATCCGCTCCCCCGGGACATGAACAGCGATCGCCGGACTGATGGCGCGGTCTTGACTGTGGTTGCCTGTTCTCCAAGCGATGGATGATCCGGGCAGTGATTGAACCGATGTGTTCCACGTTGCGTCTCCTTGCGGGAACAAACCTAGAACCGGGAGCGTGCCATGGGTGACAAACCCATTGTCATAGATAGCAAAACCGTTGACGCGGAAGCCTTGGGCACCGCCGCCAAAGCCATGGCGCGCGAAATCATCACCGATTATTCCGCTGGCGTCGGTGACACCGTTCCAGCCGCGGCGGGCCGTGCATCGCGTGAGCTTGATGTCGACATCGAGATCCTGCTGCAGGGATGGAGCAGGCCCGCGCGCGAGATGTATGTCTCACGCTGGATGCGCCTGTTCCTCGCATGGCGGCGTCATCGCCAGAACCGGAAAGAGGTGCAGGGCTGGCGCAAGCCCGGCACTTCGGCCACGGCCCGGGAAGCGCTCGACATGCTCGCCCAGTGTCTCAACCTGTCCGACACGGACACCTGAGCGAGGGGCGGGGCATGAGCATTCAGGCGGTCGCATGGGCGTTGGAGCAGGACATTCCCACATCGGGCATGAAACTGGTGCTGATCTCGCTGTGCAACCACGCGGACCGGCATGACCAGATCTGCTGGCCGTCCATCCAGACGCTGGAGCGCGAGGCGTCGATGAGCCGCACATCGGTCCAGAGGCATCTGAGCAAGCTGGAAGCCGCAGGCTACATCTCGATTTTCCCGACATACGACCCCACGGGACGCCAGAGGGCAAACCAGTATCAGATCCTTTTCGACCGGAAGGAGGGGCCATGACGGGCTCGTTCCATGAGGCCACAACATGTTGTGGTGGGGGTATCAAATTGACACCCCCAAATGCAGCGCTTTCGACCGCCCCTTGTGCTGTGGATATCCTGTTGAAAAGTCCATGGGGAGGGCTGCACCGGTGCGGCGGGGAGGGCCGCACCCATGCGGCCCGGGAGGGCTGCACCCATGCGGCCCCCATATGAAACCATCATACTGAACCATCATAAAAACCATTGTTCCAGATCAACCAGCCGAGACAGCCAATGCCCGAACAGCCAGCAACCGGAACCGAACAGGCTCGTGAGGGTCAGGCACATGTTGTGGTGCCACTAAGCGCGGTCAGATCAGCATTCGAACAACAGCAGGGGAAAAAGCCGATGCCAGAACCAACCACGCTGCTACCCGAAGCCAGCACCGGCTCGACGGTTTCCCATGCGGTTGCCCGCGATCAGCTTCGCTCCATCGTCGAGCGCATCGAGCGGCTGGAGGAAGAAAAGAAAACCATCGCCGAAGACATCAAGGACATCTACTCGGAGGCCAAATCGAACGGTTACGACACCAAGGTGCTGCGCAAGGTGGTCGCCATCCGCAAGCAGGACCAGAACGACCGGCTTGAACAGGAGGCGATCCTCGACACCTACCTGCATGCGCTGGGGATGGCGCCGGATCCAGATGCCTGACAGACCGCCAGACATACTGCAGCCGGATCCGCAATTTGATCGGCCGATCGAAGCCTGGATGCAGGCGCGGCCCGCTCACAGGGCGGCGCTCGATCACCTGATGGCGGCGATGATCCGCCAGCAGATTGCGCAGGAAGGCCGGGCGGCCGTCTCCGAACGGCTCTATGCGCTGGCCGACCAGGCGGCCGGGCTTGATGCCCTGTCTTCGCCCACCCCGGTGAAACCGGCCGGCAAACGTGGTAGGTATTCCTTCCTATGGGCCAATGGGCGCCCATGGTTTTTCGCAACGCTGGTGCTGGCGGCGATCATCGTCGTCAACGCCATCGTCAACATGGCAGGATGAAGATGGCCACCAAGAAGCCACAACGCAAAATCCTGTCTCTCATCGTCCCGACAGAACTTCACGAAAAGCTTTCCCGCATCGCGCGGGAGGCCGGGAAGGACGTGGAACACATCGCTGAAAGCATGCTTGCAGCGATTGTCGAGGATGATGAGGCGGCGCATGGGCAAAGCGGATAGCGGCCTTACCGACCGCGAGGAACTGTTCTGTCACGAATTCCTGATCGACCTGAATGCGTCAAAGGCCGCGGCTCGCGCAGGCTACTCGGAAGCCTATTCGCGCCAGCAGGGCCACCGGCTCATGGGCAAGAAGAAGATTGCCGATCGGGTGGCTCACCTGCAGGCCGAACGGCTGGCGCGCGTCGATGAGAGCGCCGATTCGGTGTTGCAGCGCCTGACGCGGGAAGCCAACGCCGACATCAGCGAACTCTATGACGACGACATGCGGCTCAAGCCTGTCCACGAGTGGCCACCGATCTGGCGGCGTGGACTGGTGGCCGAAGTCGTCACGGAGGAACTGTTCGATGGCAAGGGCGAAGACCGCGAGCTCATTGGCTACACCAAGCGTGTCCGCCTCGCCGATCGCCACGCCAAGGTGATCTCGATCGGCAAGCATCGCGACATCGGCGCATTCAGCGACAAGCGCCGCGGCGAGGACCAGGTTACCGAATCGCCCGCCGAGGAATTCCTGCGCATGTTCGGCAACTCGGGTGGCATCCGGCCTGCGCCCGCTGGGGCCAAGACGTGAGCGCGTTCGCCGCCCTGCCGGCCGAGTTTCAGGCCAACCTGAAAGATCCGCACTGGCGGCTGCGCAATCTCTACCGGGTGCGCAACAAGGAAGGCCAGGACGTCCAGTTCAAGCCGTGGCCGGAACAGGAGCGGTTTCTCAACCAGCTGCATTACCGCAACATCGTGCCCAAGGCCCGCCAGCGCGGGATATCGACCCTGGTGCAGCTGCTGTTTCTCGACACGGCGCTGTTCACCCAGAACTGGGCGGTGGGCGTGATCGCCCAGGATGACGACACCGCCAAGGAGATCTTTCGCGACAAGATCATGTTCGCCTACGACCGGCTGCCGCAGCTGATCCGCGATGCCCTGCCAACCAAGAAGCGCACCCAGTCCGAAGTCATCTTCGCCAACAATTCGTCGCTGGTCTGCGATGTCTCGGTGCGCGGCACCACCAAGCAGTGCCTGCATGTCTCCGAACTCGGGATCATCGCCAAGACCGATCCGGAGCGCGCCTACGAGATCCAGACCGGATCGCTGCCGGCCGTCGACAAGACCGGTATCGTGGTGATCGAAAGCACGGTTGAAAGCCCGTTCGACATGTTTTCGCAGATGTGCAAGATCGCCCGGCGCAAGATGCTGACCGGCGAAACCCTCACGCCGCTCGATTACAAGCTGTTCTTCACATCGTGGTGGGACGCGGACGAGTACACGCTGGACCCCGATATCGTCACGGTTCCGCGCGAGGACGATCTCTATTTCGACCGCATGGAACTCGAAATCAGGCAACCGATCAGCCCCGGCCATCGCGCCTGGTGGGTGACCAAGCGCGATGCGGAGTTCGCCGGTGATTCCGCCAAGATGTTTTCCCAGTACCCGACCACGCTCGACGAGGCGTTCAAGGTCAACACCGAAGGCCTGTGGCTGTCCAAGCACATGGAAACGGCGCGGGCCCAGGGACGGATCACGGATCTTCCGATCCGCACCGACACGCCGATCATGTCGGTCTGGGACATCGGCGTGGGTGATGACGTCGCCGTCTGGTTCTTCCAGCTGAACGGCCCCTGGGCGGATTTCATTGGCTATTACGAGTGCAATGGCGAGGCCTATTCCTACTACACCCGTGAAATCCGCGAGTTGTTCCCGAACTGCACGTTCGGGCGGGTGTTCCTGCCCCACGATGGCGCACATCGGCACCCTGGCAGTGAGCAGGTCAAGACCGTCGCCGACATGCTCGAGGAGTTGGGCTGGCGCGATATCGAGATTGTGCCGCGCACCCCCAGCGTCGACGTGGGGATCAACCAGCTGCGCGAAGCCTTCCCCACGTTCCGTTTCGACAAGACCCGGTGTGCGGTAGGCATCGAGCACCTGGAGGGCTTTGCCAAGCCCTGGAACAACCGGCTTGGCATGTTCATGCCGCATATCCTCAAGAACGGTCACCAGCATGCCGCCGACGCCATCCGCCAGTGGGCGCAGATCCGGCACGATTACACCGCAAACCGCCAGCGATCGCGCCCGAAGCGTTCCGGCGCCAGAAGATCAGGGAGAGTGACATGACAACGATTGCCTACAAGGACGGCGTGATGGCGGCTGACAGCCTCGTGACGGTCAACGGCATGCGCGCCGGCGCGTTCACCAAGGTATTCGACTATCAATCAATGACATCAGGGGCGCAGGTGCTCATCGGCTTCTGCGGCGAGCCCCGGCATATCGCCCAGGCGATGGCAGAGGTGGTCAACCGCAAGCTGGATCCGCTCCTGTCCGGATCATGGCCTGTGGGCGAATACACGGCCCTCATTGCCATCAAGCATGAACCGAAGTCCGAATGCCCACCGGATATCTATCTGTTTGAAGGCGCTGGCCACCCCTATCCCATCCAAGCGCCATATCAGGCCATCGGTTCGGGATCCGAAGTTGCTACAGGCGCGATGGCCATGGGCGCCACGGCGCTGCAGGCGGTCAAAACAGCGATAGATCTGGACACCGGCTCAGGTGGCCCGGCTGTCAGTATTTCGTTTTCATCCCGCTGATCCTCATCACTCGCTCCCCCGCCAACAGCAGAAGGAACATGAACACGAACTCAGGAGGTTCCGATGGAACTCCAAGCCAATCTCGATCTGTCCGAATATCATTTCAAGCGCCCGGTGCTGATGGGCGGCATCCTGTCGGCCTATGGCACCTGGTGGCACGATGAAGGCAAGCATGAGCCCTGCCTGGTCATCCTGCGCGCCGGCGAGGAGGGAAGCCCCTACACCATCCCCTGCGTGGTGCTGCTCAAGGACGCATGGAAGTGGTCGGAAGAAGCGGGAGAGCCCGGATACGGCTACAAATGGGCGGCGCGCTTCGCGGCCACATTGCGGTTTAATGAAAATGACCTTAAAACTGTGTTCGGCGTCCTGTCGATTGTACGCGACCAGCTCGGCGATCTGATTTCCATTCCCCCGTATCGCCGCCTGAAAGACCTTGATCCGGTTTCAGCTGATGTGACCATCCGCGACCGGGATAGCAATCGATCTAAGGAGATCGAGATACGGGGGACCGATGTATGAACAGGACATTTCGGAGCGATCGGCCGAGAAGCCGCTCGCTCCGCGGGCAAAGCAGCCCAAGCCGGCACAGCCGCAGCTGAAGACGCAAGCGAGCCCTGTTCAGTTCAAGCACAAGTCCTCCGAGGCGCTGCGGCTGCATTCACTGCTGATGGGGTACTGGCAACTCGAACTCGATCGCCAGAGCGAAAACCGCCGCGAGATGGAACTCGACGAGGAATTCTACGACAATCACCAGTGGCGCGAGGAAGACGCCGCCGTCCTCGAAGATCGTGGCCAGATGCCACTGGCCTACAACGTGATCGCGACAACGGTCGACTGGATCTGTGGCACGGAAAAACGCGGACGCACGGATCAGCGCATCCTTCCGCGCCGCAAGGCTGACGGCAAGACCGCCGAGCGCAAGAGTCAGCTGTTCAAGTACCTGGCCGATGTGAACAGAACTCAGTTCAATGTTTCGCGCGCCTTCGAGGACGCGATCAAGGTCGGTATCGGCTGGATGGACGATGGTGTCGACCTCGAGTCCGATGGCGAGGAAATCTATTCGCGCTATGAAAGCTGGCGCAACGTGCTGTGGGATTCGACGGCCACCTCGCCGGATCTTGAAGACGCCCGCTATGTGATGCGATCGCGCTGGGTGGATCTCGATATGGGGCTGGCGCTGTTTCCGAAGGAGAAAGAGGCGCTGATGCGCGCGGCCGGGCTGCCGCAGGTGCAGATGAACATCAATTCCGATGACGCGATGGACCGGACCGAAGACCAGTTCCAGCACGAACCCATCACGTCGATCTACACCGCCAAGCGAGAGCGCCTGCAGATCATCGAATGCTGGTTCAAGCGCCCGACGCTGACCGAGCGGTTCCTCGACGGGCCATTCAAAGGCGAGTATTTCGATCCGTCCTCGCGCGGCCATGTCCAGGCGCAGGCCGATGGCGCCAGGCTCAAGGCCAAGGTGACGATGCGCATGCATGTTGCGCTGATGACCGAGTACGATTTCCTCTGGCTGTCGATCTCGCCCTACCGGCACAACCGGTTCCCGCTTACCCCGATCTGGGGCCACATGCGCGGCAAGACCCGGCTTCCCTACGGCGTCATCCGCCGTCTGCGCGATATCCAGGAGGATATCAACAAGCGCGCGTCCAAGGCGCTGCATATCCTGTCGACCAACCGCGTCATCATGGACGAGGGCGCGCTGGGCGATGACATGGACATCGATGAATTCCTCGACGAGGTGTCGCGGCCTGACGCGGTGATCACCAAGAAGGCCGGCAAGCATCTGGAAATCAGCAACGAGCGGGATCTGAGCCAGTATCAGCTTGAACTGATGTCGCGCGGGATCTCGATGATCCAGTCAGCCTCGGGCGTGACCGACGAAAACCTCGGGCGGCGCACCAATGCCACCTCCGGGATCGCCATCCAGGCGCGGCAGGACCAGGGCGCGCTGGCAACGGCCAAGTATTTCGACAACCTCGCATTCTTCCAGCAGGTGCGCGGTGAAAAGGTGCTGTCGCTGATCGAGCAGTACATGGATGCCGAGAAGGAATTCCGCATTACCAACGAACGCGGCGCGCCCCAGTACATCGCGGTCAACGACAACGATCCGGACAACGATATCGTTCGCTCCAAGGCCGATTTCATCATCATCGACGAGGATTTCCACGCTTCGACCCGGCAAGCAGCTGCCGCGCACCTGATGGAACTGATCAAGACGCTGCCTCCGCAGATCGCGCTGACCATGCTCGACCTCGTGGTCGACAACCTCGACGTCAAGAACCGCGAGGAAATCGTCAGGCGCATCCGCCAGGCAACCGGCCAGCGGGATCCGGATTCGGAGGAAATCACGCCGGAAGAACAGCAGGCAATGCAGGCCGCGTCCCAGCAGCAGGCGCTGGCAATGGCCGCGCAGCAGGCAGAGGTGCAAAAGAAAGCCGCCGACGCCGCGCTGCAGATCGCCAAGGCGCGGTCGGAACTGGCAAAGACCACCGGCGCGAATGTCGAGGCAATCCAGAAGGCGCTGGAAGCGGCGCAACTCTCTCTTCTCAACCCGGCTGCCAGCGATGTCGCGGATTACGTGCTCGCCGAAGCCGGTTTCAAATCCGCAGCGGATATTTCGCGCGAATCCGCCGCGGCGATGGCTCCCCCAGGCGCGCCGCCGCCCGGCGAACAATCGCCGGCCAACGCAAACCCCGTTCCCGAACCGGAGCGTCAAGTTGCTTGATGACCATGGAGCCGCAACATGCCCAACGTACCACCGCCCAAACCCGTCTTCATTGAAGGCGAGGAAGTCGACCCGTCCCTGCTGACCCCGGAAGAACGGGCAGGTTTTGAGGAATTCGACGATTTCGACCCTGATGCCGATATCCCGGCAAAAGACGCCGACGATGACAATGAGGGGGACTCAGGATCAGACGACAATCTGGATGCCGATCTCGACGCCGGCAACGATGGTCAGGATGATGATGACGACAATCCCGACGAGAAAGACGGCGCTGACCGGGATCTGCCCGACAACGATGATGGTGACGATGGCGCCGATGCGGACGATGATCAGCGCGACAGCGCCGCGACCGTCTTCCGCATGGATGATATCCCGCCTGAAACCCCGCCTGAAACCAACCAGGCGCGCCTCGACGAGATCAATTCCGAGATCAACAAGATCGAGGAGGAATATGAAGACGGCGGCATGACGACTGCCGAGTTCCGTCAGCAGATTTCGAAGCTCGAACGCGAGGCTGGCAAGATCGAGGCCGCTGACGAAGCGAAATTGTCGGCGTATCAAAAACAGGTCGACACCTTCAACGGCGCCATCGAGCAGTGGAAGAAGGATTGCGCCGCCTTCTACAAGGCTCATCCGGAATATCGCACCGACGCGCTGGCGAACCGGGATCTGAACGACCTGGTGCGCAGCCTGCAGGGATCGACCAGGGGCCACATCTACGACCCGGCGCTCATCGAACAGGCCCACGAAATGCTCCAGGCGCGCGCCGGCCAGCGCCCGGCCGGCCAGGACACCAGGCGCGACAAACCTTCGCGCGAGAAGACCCGCACCGCGCCGCGCAACAATCCGCCCAACCTGGGTGGGCTGCCAGTGGCCGAGGCCGGCGATGTGACCGAGGGCGAATTCTCGCGTCTCGATGCATTGCTGGATGCGGGCCGAACCGCCGAATACGAATCGGCTCTCGCCCAGATGACGGATGCGCAGCGCGCACGGTACGAGGCTCAAGGATAGCCATGCCGCTCGTGCTGACGGTGCGGGTGGGCCAGGCGGTGCAGATCGCCGATGGCACGTTCATCCGCATCGAGGAAAAAAAACGGACCGGAACGGAGCGAGGGATGGGATCGGCCGTCAAGATGACGATCTTCTCTGACCTCAAGCCGATACACCTGGTCAAGGACGGTGTTCCCCCTCCGGGGATGAATGCCGTCCCGCCGTTGCGAAAACCCGGACGGATCCTGTCGCCAAAAGATTGAAATAAGCAATCATTAACCGACCCATTAAGGCCGCGATGCTCAATGCATTGCGGTTTTTTGTTTTCTGTGAGATATTCAAAATGCAATCATTAAGGAAGTGGAGCCCCCAGTGCCAACACCCAAGGAAAATGCCGAATACACCTTTCGCAAGCCATGTGGAGGATTGATCCCTGAAACCGAAATGCAGATCGCCGCCAAGATTGGGGAGATCCCGGAGTTCAAAGGCTGCTGCATGGGGCACAAGGTCAGGTATCTCGCCGACACCATGGCCATCGCGGTGTCCATGTTCCTGATCCTTGTTCCCCGCCATGAACGGCTTCGGGAGGTCGATGAGGCCGAGGCGATGGCGCAGGAACTGGTGAAGATGGCGTTCAACCGTCTTCGCCTCGTGGCCGCTCCGGTCGATGTCAAGCGTCCGAACTGAGGTACCGCCATGAAACCTGCACCACAGACTACCGCCGCACCACGCTTCTATCTGGGCGAGCAAGAACACACTCCCGTCCTGATCGGGGCCGGGCTCGAACGTGAACAGATGCGTTCGTCGATGAAGATCAGCCGCACGGGCTATGTGCTCCTGATCCTGCTCGCCATTGCCCTGTTTTCCTCGGTGTTCGCGCTCGCCGCCCGGGCCTTCGACATTGGCGAGTATCAGCGCCAGATCGAGAGGGTGTGATGACCCACAGGACCGTTGTGAGTGCCCTGTGGGCAGCAATCTTCTTCACCACCATCACAGTCATCACCACCGCACTGCTGGCGCAATAGGCCGCCAGCGGAACACCTCGCCTGAAGGAGGCATGAATGGATCAGCGAGTTAAACTTGGAAACCCGCGCCACACCTACGCGATCGGCATATCATCGGGACTGAATATGGCGCTTGATTACCTTGCTGCTGTGCCGAAGAACCTGCAGGCCACGCCCGGGTTCATGCTTGCCATGGCCACAATCCAAGCTCAGGCAGCCGAACACCGAGCCTACAACATTTCAAGGAACTTGGCATTCCTCGCGAAAAACGGTGTCGATGTCGCGACCTACAGGGCGGTCAGCTACGACGCTGAAACGGATGAATTCATCTGCGAACTCTATTCCCCGGATGAGGTGAACACATGACCTTTGTGATTCATACCTACCGATCGCCAATGGCTCCCGGACTGGATGTCTACATTGGGCGCGGCGGTTCGATCGTCACAAACCTACAGTTCAATGAATTGGAGGAGGGAGCTACATCCGAGCCTTGCATGAGCGGCAAGGATGGCGAGGAGTTTTTACGCGCCGCACTCAATGCCGCATGGGATCTCGGTCTGCGCCCTGACGGCTATCTCGATGTGCGCGAGAGCATGAAGGCCACCAACAGCCACCTTCAGGACATGCGAGCGATCGCCTTCGCGAAATTGAACGTGGAGAAGCCTGATGGCCGCTGAAACCGGTATTCCCTGGACCGACAGCACCCACAACCCATGGCGCGGCTGCACCAAAGTCGGTCCGGCCTGCGATCACTGCTACGCCGAGGGCGTCGACAAGCGTAGCGCCGGCGACAACCATTGGGGATTGGGTGTGCCCAGGCTTCGGCACTCCGACCACACCCGCAATGCTCTTTTTCGATGGCAAAAGCAGGCGGACAAATTCTTCGCGGAGCATGGCCGGGATCGTCGTGTCTTCACACTGTCGATGGGTGATCTGCTTGATAAAGAGGTCGATCCTCAGTGGCGCCGTGACCAGATGAGTGCAATGGAGGAATGTGACCGGCTGAAGCTGCAGATCTGCACCAAGCGGATCAGCAACCTACGGAATATGGTCCCCGGAAATTGGGCCCAGCGATGGCCGCAGCACATCGGCGTTCTGATCACCGTGGTCACGCAAGCCGAGGCCGATCGCGACGCGCCGCGGCTGCTGGAATATAAGCGCAGGTTCGGCATTCCGTGGGTGGGTATCAGCTATGAGCCGGCGCAGGAGGCGATTGATTTCACAAGGATCGTACGACCGCAAAGGCATGGATATGGAGGCGGCTACATCGACGCCCTGAGGGGTTGGACTCGCGGCTACGGGCATGGATATCGCGAGTTTGATGCAGACGCTGCGCTCGACTGGATCATCTTCGGCGGCAAGAGCGGCCCGAAGTGGAACGATCGCCCGTTTGATATCGAGTGGGGACGGCAGACCCGCGACCAGTGCGCGGCGGCTGGTGTTGCGTTCTTCATGAAGCAGATGGCGGCTTTCCGTCCAACCTACGACATGGTTCCGCCTGACATGCGACTGCGGCAGTACCCAAAGGCACTATCATGACAGCACCAAAACAGGCATTTGATACAAGTCGCCCCCCGGAGTTCGAGATGACCTCGGTTTCCCCGGCGCTCTATCGGTCGCGTGTTGTGCGGCGCTACAGGAAGCACCCGCGTCTCGTGATGTTAGAGGGTGGCCGCTACGGCACCAGGTGGCTGCGCCGGCTGGTCTATGTGATGGCCCGCAACCTCGGCATGCTCGGGCACGATCGCACTTTCGCGGATGAAACCGTTGTGACCAAGAGCTTCCTCAAGGGAGGCTTCGACCAGCAATTCAATCAGGGCGTCCTCAACGCGATGCGGGTAACCGGCCTGGATCCGGACGATCTCGAGATTGTCATCGGAGAGGATGCGTTCAGTCGCGCCGGTGGCGTTCTGCAGAAGGATATCCGTTTCAGATCCCGCACCGATGTGAGCATTAAATGCGCTGACAGAGAGGCTATCATGACATGGAAAGGGATCGAGGCCCGCATTGTTCCATGCATGTCCGGGTGGGCGGTGATACCCAAGGCAGCCAGGCCCGAAGGATCGACCGCCGAGTCCCGCGAGATGTGGCGGCCGGGCCGGTGACCAAGCCTGGCCGCATCCCCTGCATCAACCCCCGCTGCAACCGCACCGCGCCAGCCGAGAAGTATGAGCCGGGCACGGAAATCATTTGCGGGAAATGCTTCAAGGCGCTGCCGACCGAACTCAAGGCTGATCACAGGCGGTGCTGGCGGGAGATCAACAAGTGGCGCCGGCGCATTGCCCGGACCAGCGACGAGATCAAGATCCAGCGAATGAACGACCTGGTAAACAGGTGGGGTTTCAGGCTCGATGCGAACTGGCGCAAGGTTCGTGCCCACATCATCGAGCCCGATCGGCCGTCTGGGATCGACACGTTCATGCGCGAGATGGGGCTAAATGATGGGTGAGACGCTCTATCACGGTGGCCCACGGGGCCTGAAGACCATCCTCCCGCCATCACAGACCGGCGCGCAGAGCGTTGCTGGTCGAATAGACCCTCAAGTGTGTCGAGCAGATCGGGTCTATCTGACAAGCTCCTACGCAGCCGCGGTCATGTACGCGGCCTGCTTGGAGAAAGGAACCGTGTACGAAGTCACCCCGTTGAGCGATCTGGAAGATGATCCTGACTGCAATACACCGGGGCTGTCCTTTCAGTGCCGCAGCGCCGGGGTTCTGCGAGAAAGGCGACCAAAAATGAAACTGATCCTGAAGGCCAGAAAGGCCCTGCTGTCTGGGGAGAACCATCCATGGCCTTGATGATAGTAGACGACAATATGACCGAGGAACTGCTCGAGAGCATCAGGCGGGCCGGGCCGGGCAACATCATCTATCGGCAACCACAGACCTTCCAATTCCTTCAAGAGCCCGGCGAGATTTACCCGTTCGGCGACAGGCTAATGATCAACCACGAGCCATATGACGATGGCGGCGGCGCTGCAATCTGCCGTGCGCGGTTCGGGGTTTGATCGCAAGCTGATCGGGCCGAAAATGTAGACAAATGTAGACAATCCTTCTCCCGCGCGCGCGGCCGCGTGTGCGCGTTCTCAATACGATGCGGCATCGGCATCTTGTAAATGATCGCAAAAAGCGGTAATTCCTGATCAGCACATGACGTTGCTACCTACCTTCAACCAACCAGGAGGGGTGGCACGTCATGTCCACAGGCCCAAATCAAGTACCGGTCGGCGATCCGAAAGCCGTCAAGAAGTGGTCCGGTCTTCTCTTTCTCCAGACCAGCAAGGATTCCTATTTCGGCGGCCGCTTCATCGGCGAAGCCGAGGGCTCCGTCATTCAGCGCCTGACCGAACTCGAAAAGGATCAGGGCGACACCATTTCCTTCGATCTCGCTATCCAGCTGCGTGGCAAGCCCACCGCAGGTGACCAGCGCATCGAGGGCAAGGGCGAGCAGCTGAAGTTCTACACCGACACCGTGATGATCGATCAGGTCCGTCACCCGGTTACCTCGGGCGGCAAGATGAGCCGCAAGCGCACCATCCACGACATCCGTTCGAAGATGAAGATGAAGCTGGGCGAGTACTTCGCGCGGCTGCATGACGAATATCTGTTCTGCTACCTCTCCGGAGCGCGCGGAATGAACGAGGATTTCGTGCAGGATACCGACTGGACCGGACACGCCGGCAACGCCTTCCAGGCACCCGACGATTCCCACCACATCTACGCCAGCACGGCAACATCGACGGCAACCCTGACCACGGCCATGAAGTTCACGTCTTCGCTGGTCGAAAAAGCGGTGGCCAAGTCCAAGATGTTCCGCGCGCTCGACCCCAAGAAGGCCAACATGCAGCCGGTCAAGGTCGAGAACGGCAAGCACTACATCGCGCTCATCAACCCGTGGCAGTGCTATGACCTTCGCAACGCCGACACCACCGGCTGGCTGGAAATCCAGAAGGCGGTGATGACGGCGGAAGGCCGCAAGAACCCGATCTTCGCTGGCGGGCTGGGGATGATCAACAACTGCATCATCCACGAGCATGAAAGCGTCATCCGGTTCAACGACTGGGGATCCGGCAGCGATGTCAACGGAGCGCGCGCGCTGTTCCTGGGCGCCCAGGCCGGTGTCGTGGCTTACGGCTCCGCGTCGGGCCTGCGCTTCGACTGGTCCGAGGAAACCCTCGACCACGGCAACGAGGTCGAAATCGCGGCTGGCTTCATCGGCGGGATGAAAAAGACCCGCTTCAACGGCGCGGACTTCGGCGTCATCTCCATCGACACGGCAGCAGCTGACCCCAACGCCTGATGGCGTTGGGTGTCTGCTGACACCCGCCCATTGATCGTTTGGAAGATCGTAAAGGAACTGAACCATGCCTGATCTCATCCAGTCCAAGTACGCCAAGGGGCTGATGATCCAGCCCTATCCGCGCGGTGCCGGCGAAATCGTGACCGTGCGCGCCACCATCGAAGCGACCACGGCCAATCTCGCGGCCGGCAACATCTTCGAAATGATGGCTCTGCCTGACAATTGCCGCCCCGTCGACATGATCTTCATTGCCGACGATCTCGATTCCGGCACCCCGGCGATCGACTTCGATATCGGCATCATGTCCGGCACCTTCGGCGACGACGACAACACCCGGACATGTGGCGCCGAGTTCTTCGACGGGGACACGACTGGCCAGGCGGCCGGTTCGTCCCGCATGTCGCTGGTCACCGGTTTCGAACTGGCGCCAGCGGCGACCACACGCGGCATCGGCATCAAGGTGGTGACGGCTCCTGCCACGGCAGTCGCGGGCACCATCACGCTGATCGCGCAGTTCGCGGTGGCCGACTGATACGACGCGCCTTTGGGAATGGGGGCGTCCGACAGGGGCGGCGGCTGCCAGTGGTGGCCGCCGCCCATTTCGTTAAGAGGAGATCACCGCCATGATCATTGAATGCACCACAGGGATGACGCGACAGGTCATTCTCTCTGCGCCATACGAGTTTGAACTCGACGAGTTCGGCCGCGCCGTGTGCGAGGTTCACGAGCAGATCCACATCGACTGCATCCTTGCCAACCCGGTGTACCGCGAAGCCACCGAAACCCCGGACGAGGACGAACTGCAAAATCTCGAAGCCCGCCACGAGAAATACGCCGCCAGGTTCTTCCCCGAGCTCTCCAACGACAACGAGCCGGCCCTTGAGCCGGAGCCCAAGCCCGACAAGATGCCGTTGCCCAACCGCAACCGGCCCGGGCGCAAACCGAAGCGCGGGTAAGCCACGATGCCCACGGCCAAAGCGATATTCCAGACTGTCGCCGTCATGCTCACGGATGCCGACTATACCCGCTGGACCCTGCCGGAACTCAGGATATGGCTGAATGACGGGATCCGGGCGACCTTGCTCGCCAAGCCGTCCGCATGCACCATCCGGCGCATCGTCACGCTTACGAGCGGCACGGTGCAGACCATCCCCGACGATCCGGAAACCGCTGCAGACCCCACTCCGCTCATGCTGCTGGGCATTGACCGCAATGTGCGCGATGAAGGCCCGCCGATCGAGTATGGCCGCAACGTCACCCCGGCGCGCAAGGAGGAACTCGATAACATCGATCCGAACTGGCATGACCCGCGCCGGGTGCGCGCCCGCAAGGAGGTGCGCCATTTCGTCTATGACGAGCTCGAGCCGTCCCGCTACCAGGTCTATCCGCCAAACGATGGCACCGGCCTGGTCGAGCTCATCCTCTCGGGCCTGCCGGTACCGGTTGCGGCCACCGGCGATGTCGACACCATCGACAGCTATGACGTCGATATCGGACTGCCCGCGCTCTATGAGACACCGCTGGTCGATTACCTGCTGTTTCGGTGCTGGGCCAAGGATGACGCGGAAGCCGATGCGGCGCGCTCGCAGACGGCATTCCAGGCCTTTGCCGCCGCGGTCGGGCTCAAGATCCAGAGCGAGGCGCAATCCACCCCGAACCGGAGGCGCGTCACATGATCGACATTGACGAGTTTCTGCCAAGGTTTCGAGGGGAGGCGGGCAATGTGCCCCAGCCCGTCGCTTTCGCCCGGCTGCGGGATGCCGCGCGGGAATTCTGCCGATCGACGAAGGCATGGACAACCCGCCTTACGGTGACCTTCACAGATCCGGACCGCATCGAGATCGCCAGCCTTGTCGAACAGGATGCCGAATTCTTCGAGCTCACCCGCAAGGCCAGGTTCAAGGCCACCGCAGACGCCGATGCCTATGACATCGAGCGCATCACGCCGTTTGATCTCGATCAACGCCATCCCGGATGGATCGAGGACGCCGATGTAGCCGAAACCGTGCAGTTCGTGACCTCGACAGAACACAATCTGCTTCGTGTCTATCCAAAGGCCGCGGGCACACTCTATGCAACCGCGGTGCTGATCCCCGATCGCCAGGCTGAAACCCTGCCGGAATTCCTACTGTCGGATCACGAGGAAACCATCTGCCGGGGCGCTGCCGCCATGGCGCTGGCTACACCCCAGGCGGAATATGCCAACCCGCAGCGGGCGCTCGATCTGCGCCAGCAGTTCCAGCGGGCAATCGACACCATGACAATGCGCGCCCAGCGCTCAGACGCCAAGGGACGCCGAAACACGAGAGGGAGGTACTTCTGATGCCCCTGTCCACCTATGCCGGCAACAAGGTTCTCGATCTTCTCTTTCGCGGTGTCGCGTTCACCCCGCCCACCGAGGTCTGGATGAGCCTGCACACGGCCGATCCCGGCCTGACCGGCGCCAACGAAGTCTCGACAGCTGACTGGCCTGCCTATGTCCGCAAGGAACCCGCCAATGGCGGCGCGATCGGCACCGGGTTTACCGCTGCCGCCAGCAAGGCCATTTCAACCACTATAAACCTCTTATGGCCGGTGCATGATGGGGCCGCGTCGATCACCATCACGCATGTGGCCTTCTGGGATGCCTCGACCGCCGGCAACTGCCTGCACAGCGACCCGCTGGTCACATCCAAGACCATCGCGCCCACCGACCGGTTCGTCATCCCGGCCGGCGACGGCGACATCACGGCGGATTGATCAGATGGCTTATGCATCGACACTTGGCGGCGCGCGCCTTGGCCAATACAGACTGGCTCAGACGGTCAGCGGCCTGTTCATTCCGGCCAGCCTCACCGGTGCGCTTTCTGTTGTCGCAACCGCCGATGCGGATCGGTGGGGTGTCGGTGCCGTAAACGCCAGCTTCGCTTTCGACGCGACCGTCACGGCCGGGCTTATCAAGCGCCTCGCCATGACCGGCACGATGGCGATCACTGCATCCGTTGCAGCGGAGCGTCAGGCGATCGCCGCCGTTGACGCCATTGCCTCGATCACCACCAGTATCAGCGGAGCGCGGGCGGCGTCGGCGAGGATTGAAGCGTCGTTCTCGGTCGATGGGACCATCACCGCAATGTTCCACAGCTTCGGCAACTCGACGGAACGCCGGATCGTTCTCGCCCGCAGACCCCGGCAGCTTGCGATCGCGCGACAGGTGCGCGGAACCTGGCTGCCCGCGGCCGCTCGCCGGCAGACACAGCCACAGGAGGACCGGACGCAATGGGCAGCATGACCCAGAGCCCCAGCGAGGTGCTTGATTACCCGGTCGACTTCTCCCGCTGGCTGGAGGGTGGCGACACGCTCACAGTCGCCACCAGTGTCGCGGTCACCGGATCCGCGACCGCGTCGGCCACTGTCGATGTCACGGATGATACCGCGCGCGTCTGGCTGCAGGGCGGTGCCGATGGCGATGCCGCCAAGGTCACGGTCACTGCTGTCACCGCTGGCGGTCGGACCAAGCAGCACTGTTTCACGGTCAATATAAGGAATTGCTGACATGCCGTTGATTTTCACAAACGATGCTTTGAGCACGATCAATGGCGCGATATCGGACACCGCGACAACCATCGTGCTGACAACGGACGCAAACCTGTTCCCGGCACCCACCGGCGACGAGTATGCCCACCTCACCCTGTTCGACTTCGACGGCAACAAGGAAATAGTCAAGCTGACGGCACGGACGGGCACGAGTTGCACTGTGGTTCGTGGCCAGGAAGGCACGACAGCGGCTGCGTGGCCGGATGGTTCGCGTATTGAATTGCGCGTTACTGCCCAAGCATTTACAGAGAACGCGGCCCAGATAGCAGAGAACGCACAAAGTCTCTTTGTCAAAGCGTCAGCCGCCGCCCCGGCGCTGACAAAGACCGGAGCGGGCACGATATCTCTTAAGGCAGGCACGGTTGTTGAGGTCGATGGCGCGGTGCACGGCTTTGCGACGGACACCGCCGTCACAATGCCCACGCTGACAGCAGGTACCGATTACGCCGTCTGGATCGCGCCAGACGGTTCGCTCGAAGCCACAGCAGACTTTGTCTCTCCCCCGGTTGCTGATGCCCGGCAGATCGGCGGGTTCCATTATGCCGCTGGCGGAAACGCGACCGGAACCAGTGGCGGCGACACAACACCGGCCATCAACGAGTTCTCGCTATGGGATCTGAAATGGCGGCCGGCATGCCCTGATCCGCGCGGGATGGCGTTGGTGGCTGGCGGCTTCTGGTGCGACATCTATCTTCTCGGTGTCGAGCACCTGGTTAACGGGACGTCAAAATACAATGTAACGATCGCCGATGGATCGTCGCCACCCAAAATACCAACATTGTTCGGCGGCAACGGCACGACAGCCTATTCGTCGCTGACGTGGTGGGAAGCGGCGGAGGTGATGGCGAGCCACGGCAAGCGGTTGCTGTCCTATGCGGATTTCGCGGCGGCGGCCTATGGCACCACTGAAAACTCTTCAGGTGGCACGGACCCGGTGTCTACCATCCTGCGCCAGGCCTACACGTCTAAATGGGGCATCATGCTGGCCACGGGCAATCTGTATGTCTGGGGCGATGAATTCGGTGGGCCTGACGCTGGCGCGGCATGGGCCAACACCAATGGCGGGAGAGGTCAGGTCTTTCAACAATCGAACGCGCTCCTCCTCGGCGGGAACTGGGACAGTGCCGCGAACTCCGGTTCGCGCGCGTCGAACTGGAGCGTCGCGCCGTCGAGCTCGGGCAGTAGCCTCGGGGCGCGGGGCCGCTGTGAGCATCTGACCCTTGTCTAGCCGCCCTGACAAGGGTGGCGCTGCCCGGGACCAGGCCCAAGACGTAATGACTGACGAAACCAGCAGCCACCAACAGCTGCGCATCGTGGAAAGGTACGAACAATTTATCGATTATCTCTACCCCGTCCTGCAAAATTGCCCACGCAAGCACGGCATTGCGCGGGATGCGGTATTGGCTGCCATGTTTGCGCAGGTCGATCTTTTCATCATTGCTGGGAAGTCGCGACAGGCTTCCAGACTGTATTCCGCAGACGCCAATCTGGCGGCGCTGCGGTTCTGGCTGCGCTTTCTGGCCGCACCCTCGCGCAAGATCATCACACCCAACCAGCACAGGGTGGCGTCAATCCACCTGGCCGAGGTGGGCAAAATGATTGGTGCATGGCTGCGGACAGCAAAGAGCGGGGGTTGATGGGGATGAATATGCGGGAGCCGCGCTCCTCCTCGGCGGGAACTGGGACAATGCCGCGAACTCCGGTTCGCGCGCGTCGAACTGGAACAACGCGCCGTCGAACTCGAACAGTAACATCGGGGCGCGGGGCCGCTGTGGCGATCGGATTCCGGCTCCGCTCTGGCTACGGCCATGCGGGCCGACCATTTGAAAGATGGTCAGCCTCGTCAACCTGCTTCGGCGAATACTTTGCACGGTCCGGCAGAGCGGGGAGTAGCGCTTTGGCGTCGAAACCCGCGGCCGGCATTTTTTACAAAACGGATTTTGAATTGGGCCTTAAGCACAGAAACCTTATCGAGCGCATCATTGCTGACGCCAACATGAGGGACGCATACAGAAAGACAGCAGCGGGCCGACGCATGAGCGACGGGGCGCTGACCTTCAAGGAATACTCGGAGTACAATCTCGGCCGCTTGGCGCTGGATCTGCACAGCGGAGAATATGTGCCTGGCACGGCCCATCGCTTCTATGTCTACGAGCCCAAGGCACGGCTGATCTCGGCGCTGCCGTTTCGTGACCGCGTGGCGCAGCATGCGGTTCACAATGTGATCGCGCCAATCTTCGAGGCGACCTTTCTGCCGCGCTCGTTTGCCTGCCGCAAGGGTATGGGCACCCATGCCGGAGTGAAAGCGGTACAAGCGGAACTTCGCCGCATGTCGGCGGGTGGGCCGGTCTACTTCCTGAAGACGGATTTTTCCCGCTTCTTCTCCTCGATCGAGCGGAACACGCTGAACAGCATGATCCGGAAGAAAATCAGTTGCACGGGCGCCATCAGGGTCATTGAGGCAATGGTTCCGCCTGATGGCATCGGCCTGCCGATCGGCAGTCTGACCAGCCAGCTATTCGCCAATGTGTATGCGACGGCGCTCGACCGGTTTCTGAGCCAGGAGCTCTTCGAGAAGGTCTGGTTCCGCTACATGGATGACATGGTCATTCTGGGCCGCGACATGGCGCATCTTCATGCGGTTCGCGCCGAGATCGAGCGCTTTTCCGCCGAGCGTCTAGGCCTGCGCTTCTCGAAATGGTCCGTGGCGCCAGCCAGCCGGGGCATCAACTTTCTCGGCTATCGCATCTGGGCCGGCCACAAGCTGTTGCGCCGAGACAGCGTTGCCCGCGCCAAGCGGAAGATCCGTGTCCTTCGGGCGACGGGCCAGACCGAAAAACTCGACAAGTTTGTTGCTGCCTGGGTTGGCCATGCGCAATGGGCCGACAGCCGCAACCTGCTTCGACATCTGCAACTGAGGGCATGACGATGATTTCAACGCGGAAAGACCTTGATGCACTGGCGGGCACCCCGGAGCATGACGCCTTCATGCAGATGCTTGAGGGGTCGCTCTACCGGGTGCACTTCGACACGGGCGCCCGGCAGTGGGTGGCCACTGAAGACGACACCATGATTGCGCGATATGGTTTCGCGTTGACGGACTTTCCGGACAGGCAGGCTCCAGATCTCGGGAGCAAGACGCCGCCGCCGCCAGCGTACCCCACCGCCGATGCCGCCAAAGCCGCGATGATCCAGTGGGCCAGTGACTTCATGGCATCTGTTACTGGCCCTGTGCCGATTGACGAACGTCTGTCTTGGGACGCCAAAGAGGCCGCAGCTCGCGCCTATGTCGCGGAGACTGCGGACGCTGCGCAAACCGCGATGATCGACGGCGAAGCGGCGATCACCGGGGAAGTCCCGGCTGACCTTGCGGCGATCATCATTGCCCGCGCTGACACCTTCCGCGCAGTCGTTGCCAGGGTGGCGGGCCTCCGTCGCAAGACCATTGCTGCGATTGATGCGGTAACAGACCCGGCTGATTACGAAGTGGCGCTGATTGCGGCAAAGGCCGAGGCGATCACATTGGCGGCAGCGCTTGGTATCACGGTGCCTGGGGAGGGCTGATAGGTGGGCAACATTCTCTTTTCCAATAATGCTTCGGGCGCATTGTCAGCCGACATCACAGACAGCGCGACCACCCTCGTTCTCGCATCCGGACCGGAGGCCCTGTTCCCAAGTCCGTCCGCGAGCGAGTACAGCTACATGACGCTGACCGACTCGTCGGGCAACATCGAAATCGTCAAGCTGACAGCGCGGTCGGGGACCAGCTGCACGATCGTTCGCGGACAGGACGGCACAAGCGCAAGGGCGTGGCTTGCTGGCGATTCTGTTTCAGTCCGATTGACGGCTTCCGCATTAAACCAGATTGCCATGCGCCTCATGAGTAGGGCGCTATAGCCAAGCGAGGGGTCATGACCGCCATCAACATAGGCCAGTTCCGGGGCGAAATGCCGCGACTGATGCTGCGCAACCTCCCTGAAAACGCAGCCGAGGTTGCCACGGACGTTCGCCTTGATGATGGAGGCCTTACAGCCATCCGCAAGCCGGCGATCGAGAATGCCAATTTCGGAGCCTACGACACGATATTCCCATTCGACGGCGGATGGATCGGCTTCTCAGGGACCGTGCATGCGGCGCTGGGGCCAATAGCGACCGAGCGGCTTTACTACACCGGCGATGGCGCGCCGAAGATGCGGATAGGATCCACGATCTACCCGCTTGCGCTTGCAGCGCCGTCCACCGCCCTCACAGCATCAAAGAGCGGCACACCCTCATCCAGCGATGTCACCACCAGGCTTTATCTCTATACCTGGGTGACAGACTATGGCGAGGAGTCGGCTCCATGCCCGGCGTCGAATGAAATCGAGTGGAGCCCCGGCGAAACCGTGTCGCTGTCAGGGTTCGCCGCAACGCCATCCGGCCGCAACATCACCAAACAGCGCATATACCGGGCGCAGACCGGATCGTCGGGCACCTACTACTATCTGATAGCCGAGCGGAGCGCTTCAAACTCAAACTATTCCGACACTGTTGGCGTCGACGGGTTTCAGGATCCGCTGCCGTCGATGGATTTCAACCCGCCATCAGACACTCTTGCCGGGCTTACCGCCATGGCCAACGGAATGATGGCGGCGTTTGATGGCAACACGCTCTATTTCTGCGAGCCGTATCAGCCTCACGCCTGGCCCGAGAAATATGCGCTCTACACCGACGCACCGATTGTCGGCCTTGCCTTCATCAACGCCACGCTGATCGTGCTGACCGAAGGAAGCCCATATGCTGTTTCAGGGTCCGCGCCAGAGTCGATGCAGATGACAGAACTGGAAGCCGATGCCCCATGCCTGTCGGCGCGCTCTATCGTTGATCTCGGCAATGCCGTGGGGTGGGTCAGCGCAGAAGGGCTGATGGTGCTGGATGGCGGCGGCGTCAGGAACGCCACAGCCGGCGTGTTCAACTACGACACATGGCAGCAGTACGATCTAGCCAGCAGCTTCGGCTGCCAGATGCATGGGCGATACGTGTTCTTCTGGCGCAAGGAAGTCAGCAGCGGTGTCTATGATTATGGCACCATGCTGTTCGATCTTGCGACGGGCGCGACCGACAAGGTGAACCTGAGCGTCATCGCCCGCGCCGCACATTATCAGGCAAGCGAAGCCCAATTGCGCGTCATCGAGAGGTCAACAAAC